AAAGCTCCTTACCATCACCACCAGCAAATGAACTGTTGAATGCATTGTTTAATACATTCGCAGCTTTTACTTGCTTAGTGTTTGCCATCGATCTAGCTAATGCTTTTGTATATCTAGACGCAAGTCTGTCATACAAGTTGTCTTCAATCGCTTCTTCAGTGATTGAGAACGCAAGAGCTATTGTTTCGTGCGTGTATCTAGCCGTGAAAGTTTCTTGTGCGTTGTCAAAAGTTACGCCAGATCCTTCTGGTTTTACTTGAGCATTCGCGAAACCTGATAACATTACTTCCTCTTCGAAAGCTCTGTCTGAAGTTTCTTGTGTGAAAATTTCAGCGTGCTGATTTTCGTATCGTTTATACTCTAAACCGAATAAGGCGTTCAAACCCGGCTCGAGTTCCTTGACTAGTTGTCCTCTGCTTATTGCCATAGTTATCCTCCTTATACTCCGTTCACGTTCATATCTAACTCGTGCTCGTTTATTCTAACGATCCAGTTAACATTAGCTGAATCAACATCGCTATTGTCTGGGTCTCTAGATAAGCTTAAAATCTGCAACGTTGCAGATGAGCCGTTTGCTAGTGTTGAGTCATCTAACTCAACTCCTGATACGTAGTCTGGTGAGCTGCCTGCTGCATATACTAAATCAGCGACTGCAAAAACGTCATTAACGTTTGATGCACCAGAATTGTTTGATTGTATTTCAAACCTTTCATATGGGTCATCACTTATAAAACCTTTAATATCCGTTGCGGTATTAGAAGCATCTAAGTGATTAGCAAATGTAGGCTTGCTTGTGTTTGCGTCAGTGAAAAAGATTCCACCTAGGGATCCTAGTATTGCTCCGCCAGCTCCCGCTACTACTATTGCTCCAGAAGCAGCCATTTTGACTGGATCTTGGAAGTAGATAGCGCTTGATGAAGCGGCTATTAAATACTCGGATAAACCTTGGTTGTCTCTGTTTTGACCAACTTTGCCTACCGGTTTTAAACCGAAGGCAGCGTCTTTATTTGCCATAGTTGTTTTCTCCTTAGTTTATTTATTCGAGTACTGTTGGTATCGCAAAGAAATTATTTCTTCGTACCACCAAAAGTTACACGACTCTGCCTCTCACTATTGATCGGCATACTTGAGTGCTCTTCCTTCATAAGGTCGTTGTTAACTGCATTGTCTCGATCTTGAGTCTGTTTCTTAAAGTACTCTTCTCGAGCTTTGGCAACCTCTTCCGGTATCCTAGCAAGCACTAGGCCTCCAACTCCAATGACTCCTGCGTATTTACCGTCTTTCATCGAGGGATAAGATTTGTCTGGATATTCGTCAGCTCTCACTAACTCCCATCCGGATCTCATTTTTCCTGACATGTTTTTAGTATCGTCAAATCCTAAAACTTCAGTTCTTATCCATCTATGCCTAAAACCGTCTGGCGCAGGTGGTGCATCTAAAGATGATGGTGGAGTCCAAGTCGTAGGTCTTTTTACTTTTTCTCTAGACTGGCTCGCACGCGGGGTTTTTATTGTATCGTTTTTCATATGCTATACCTCCTTCGTGATTTTTAATTGTTTCGCATAATCTTCTAATGGCACTCCTAATTTTTTAGCGATAGCAACCTGAGAAGGGGTGAGTCTCACGGTTTTGCGACCAGATTTATTTACACTTCGCTTCGCTGAAGCTACTATTTGTGTCGGTTTGGCCGTATTGTTTTGAACCTTATCATCAGTTGTATCAAATTTATTAGGAAATTCAAGTCTTATTCTTTTATCAATTTCCGTATAATATTCGTCTGACGCAGGGTCAAAACCTTCTTGATCCACTAGTTTTTTGTGTAAGTCAAATGCAGTGTATGTCATAGCTGTATCTGTACCAAACCACCTGTTTTTAGCTCCCCATGCTTCCGCTTTAGGATCTGCTTGTGGTGTTTGTTGTGGAGATACTTTAGGTATTTCCATTTCTTTTGGTTCAGCTTTAGCCATATCTTCATATGCTGCTTTTGCCTCGTTTAGTCTTGCTTCTTCATATCCAAGTCTAGCAATTTCTTTATTAGCATCAACTTCAGCTGCAAGATCTCCTGCTTCTTTTGCTGCTGCTAACTTAGCCGCTGCTGCTTGTAGACCAGATGTAATTCTCTGTTCTCTATCTTTAACACCAGCTTGTTCAACTTTAGAATATCTCTTTTGAAGTTTTTCTTTTTGATCTTTTTGATTTTTAGCAAAAGATAAAGCTTCATCTTTTTGTCTCTCTGCTTCTCTCCATTTTTTTGTGAGTTTAGCAATTCTTCGTTGAACGTCTTTTGAATACGTTTCTAATTCTTCTTTCTTCTCTTCAGGTTTAGCTTCTGGCTGCGCGTCGCTGCCTTCTGCTTTCTCTTCTCTAGGTTCCTCTGCTTGTGGCGCGGGACTAGAGTCTTCTTCTTTTGTTTCTACAGTTTCAACTTCACCTTCTGGTTTCTTTTCTTCAAGCTCAACGTCAGCTCCTGGACCAGAAGTATCTATATCAACCATAGGAACATTTTTATTTTCTTCTTCTTGCATAGTCTCCTCCTATGTTAAATGTAATGCAACACAGATTCTGGATCTTTAATTGTACCCAAAATCTCGTCGTCGTTAAGAAGACGGACTTCTCCACCTTCTATTGGTAAACGTGATCCTGCATATCTTGCAAAAATCACCCAATCTTTTTCTTTACACCAAGGGCCAGTTGGAAATTTTTCTTTATCTCCATATGCCATTGGTCCCATTTTAACAACATAACCACAATTAGTTGCTATTCTAGCTTTGTCTAATGACTCTTGAGCTATTATAATTCCACCTTTAGTTTTTTCTTTTGGTGTAAAAGGTAAAACTAAAAGTCTCCATCCTGATGGGACAGGTAATTCATCTTTAATATCTGATACGTTAGTTTCGTCTACTCTTTTTGCTTCTTCTACAGACTCAACTTTTTGTTCTTTATACTTTTCTTCCAAAGCGTTTTTATGCTTTGGGACCTCTTTGTTCGAGGTCAATAATTGTTCCTTGCTCATTTTTTTGCTCCTTCTTGTTTAGCAGGTTAGAGATTTCCTGTAAAATATATTGGTAGGCATGTGCCTGTCCCAACATATACTTATATTTTTCCATATTGTCAACGCCTCCAGCTACCATACCATCACTTATGTTAGTATGTAGTTGTTTTAAAAGCTTTTGTAGCTTAGCTATTAGTTCTATATCATTCATTCTTCTTCTCCTTTTCTAAAAGCATCTAAAGCATCTAGTTTTTCTTCGGCTTGTGCAATTTTATCTAATTGCTTATCTATTTCTTCTAAATGTTGTGGATGTTCACCAATCCCTACTGAATTAGTAAGGTATATATTAATAGTAGCATGTGCTGCAGATATTTCTGCTTCGTACTTATCTTCTAGTGCTTGTATTATTCCATTTCTCATGTTTTCCTCCCTTTCCTAATTGTTTCTTTACCTTTTTTAAATATCCTAGCCACCTCTGCCTTACCCATAACTTTGGCTCTTTGTTCACCAACCGTAAGAATTTGGATTTTTCTTGCGAACGGTTTATTAATATTTTTAACTTTTGACACAGTTTTACGGGCGTCCGTAGGAGTTGCAAACTTAATTGATACAGTATCTCTAGGATTCTCATCAGTGTAAAGTCTCCTCCCAGAACCTTTCGGTTTTTTACCTGTTCCTTCTTTAGGATCTTTTCTTGCCATTGATAACTCCCTTTAAAGCTTTAGCTTGAGCAGCATGTGTCTTTGAGGCTTTTTTCAAACCTTTCATGACTTTTTTAATTGTTCTTTTTTTCTTTAACATTTCCATCTCCTTCTAGCTTGACGTAGACGTGAGTTTGGATCTTTTGCTGCTTTAGGGAATTTCTTCATTTGTCCTAGTGATCTTGCACAGAAAGATTTTCTGCGTTTGGCAGCTTTTGATCCTGGCTTCACTTTTCCAGTCACGGCTGTTTTTAGTTTTGAACCGGGATTCATTTTTCTATAGGCTTTGACACCGGCTCGAGTCATTCCTGCTCCAGACTTTGTAGGTCTAAAGTTCTTTTTATTTCTAGCTGGCATTCCGCCTTTTGCTAATTTTTCTCTTACTTGAAAATCGTTTCTCATTAATCTAACATGCCTTTATAGTATTTTACATAAGATGGATTTGATAAATTAACACCACCATATTCACCTTTAATACTTCTACCCATGTATTTCTGCATTCTACCACCAGCAAATGCTTTCTTTCTTGCAAATGTTTTTACGTTAGTTGGTTTAGGTCCTACGTTACTAGCTGCTCTTTTTCGTCTGACAGCACTCGCCCTTTGCGAGTCGCTCATCCGTGTGGCTTTGGCAAGAGGCACATTTTGCAAACGATCCATCTTTTCGCTTGCTCCCAATATCTACCCACTTTTGTTTGAACCATTTATCAAGACCATTCTTTGCCATTTTATTTTCTCAGAATGTTTTTATTCATACCTTTTTTACACATTCCACCGCCTCTAAGACCTTGTCTTCTTAGTCTATCAGTGGCTTCTCTTAAACCACCACCAGCTAATTTAATTCTTCCACCCATTGCAGATGGTTTACGTCCTTTAAAATCTTTTCTTTTTGTGCCAGAAGGATCTTTAATTTTTCCTGCGCAAATTTTAGAAGCATAGGCATTTGCATATGCGCTTGGGTATACATCAAATTTTGCTTTTGCTGCGGCTTTACCTCTTGGACATAATTTAGTCATTAA